TTTGACCACGCTCAGCAGCCAAAGTTTGAGGAAAAAAAAGGTAAGTATTCTTATATTGAATTTGGTAAGAATAACGATTATCCTAATTATCTGTTATCTCTATACAACGAATCACCAAAGCACGGAGCGATAGTTAAAAGTAAATGCACATACATTTACGGCAAAGGTTTTGAGGTTGCAGGTACTGCAAATAGCAGAGGCGAAACGTGGAATCAGATTGTAAAGAAATGTATTAAAGATGATGAACTTTACAGGGGTTATTATATGCAGGTTATTTGGAATCGCATAGGGCAGATTGCAGAGGTTTACCACATTGATTTTGCAAAGGTTAGAGTTAACAAAGATTTGAGTTTGTATTACGTTAAAAACGATTGGAGCGATTTTAAGGAAAAACCTCGCGAATATCCTGCGTTTAATATGAATGATAAGTTTGGCTCACAAATTTATTTTAATCGCGAATACAATCCATTGAGTGAGGTTTACCCATTGCCTTCATACTATCAAGGATTAAATTACATTGAATCAGATATAAAGGTTAGCAGACACATTCTCGGTAACGCTAATCAAGGCTTTGTGGGTTCAACGTTAATTAATCTTAATAATGGGGATCCTATTAATGAGGAGCATAAAGGTGAGGTTGAGAGAGGTTTATTAAAGAAGTTTACAGGCGATGAAGGAAAGCGTTTAGTTATAATGTTCAATAAGAGCAAAGATAACGCTGCTGAGATTGTTAATCTCGGTAATACAATGCTCACTAAAGAGGATTTTACAAACATAAATAACCTAATCACGAATGAGATAATGATTTGCCATCAGGTGGTAAGTCCTACATTGTTCGGTGTTAAGGTTGAAGGGCAGTTAGGAAGTAGGAACGAAATTCGTGAGGCATACGAGGTATTTAATAATGTTTACGTTCAGGAAAGGCAATCAGAGTATAATGATGTTTTTACTCAGTTTAGAAATTTAAAAGGCGAGCTGGGAGAGTTTTATTTACAACCAGTTGAGCCGTTAAAGTTTGAATTTAGCGAGGCAATTATGGCTGCTAATTTAACACAGAATGAGATTAGGGAATTGATGGGGCGCGAGCCGTTAAATGCAGGGCAGGTTACATCGGATGGTGCGGTTGCAGTTGCTGAGGAAATACCTGTACAAAATGTAGAGGTTAAATCTAATGATGCGTTAAGAAATCTAACAGGTAGACAATATCAGAATGTTATGCGTATTGTTAGACAGTTCGGTAACGGCAAACTAAGCAAAGCGCAGGCATCGTTAATGTTAAAAAATGGATTTGGTTTTTCTGATTCTGATATAGATACTTTTTTAGGGATAGATGATAATCCTTTAACTGAGGATGAGGTGCAAAAGTTTAGTTTAACAGAGGATGAGCGTTTGATTTTGGAGTTTGAAAACTGCGGAGAGGAAAAAAAAAATTATAGTGAGATAGGCCGCGAAAGTTATCGCGAATACTTTGCAGATAATTTGAACCAAGCACAGGCAGATATTTTGACATTGATAACGAAGGATAAAAATATAACCCCTATCATTATCGCAAGAACTTTGAAATTAGATACTGATTTGGTAATTGATATTATTAACGATTTCCTTGAAAGAAATATAATAAAGGCAATACCATCTAAAATAAATGCTGAACCTGTTTATGAGGTGTTAAAACCTGCATCAGAATTACCGGGTAAGAAAAGCAAAGTTACAACCTTAGTTATTCGTTATTCATACGAAGGGCCTGAGGATAGCAGAAATAGACCATTCTGCGCTAAGTTGTTAGAGTTGAGTAAACGTAAGACGTGGAGCAGGAGCGATATAGAAAGCATATCAGAGCGTGTTGGATATAGTGTTTGGGATCGTAGAGGCGGATGGTATACACAACCAAACGGAGAGGCACGAGAATATTGCAGGCATCGTTGGACATCTAAATTAATGAAAAAGAAAGATGAGTAAAAATATCCTATTTATTACGGAGCAAACTTTTAAGGAAAGGACTGGCGCATCTAACCAGATAGATGGTAAACAGATTTTCCCAATGGTTAAGGTAGCAGGTGATATGTATATTCAGCCTGCATTAGGTAGTAAATTATACACACGTTTACAGAGTGGTGTAGTTGCTAATAATTTAAATGCAAATGAGGTTATTTTGCTTAATGACTATATTACCGATTGTTTGATTTGGTACACGATGAGTATGTTACCGATGACAATGGGATTTCAATTATTTAGCAAAGGTTTTCTACAAAAGACATCAGAGGAATCAGCACCACCGAGCAGGGCGGATTTAGAATTGATTGAGCAAAAATATCTGAGTTTAGCAGAGTTTTATAAGACAAGATTAATAAAGTATTTGCAGGAAAACTATACACTCTATTTTGAATACCTGAATTATGGTAGCGGATTAGATATTATTTTTCCTGAGGAAAAAGCGTATAGCTGCCCGATATATTTAGGCAACGCTTACATACCTGAAACGAGCAAATACGTTAATTCATCATCTGGTTACTCTGCTCCTGATATTGTTTACTATACTGCGGTAGGTGGCGAATCTACTTTTAGCCTTTCAACCTTAGCAGGTAGAACAACATTGTTTGCAAGTCGTGGCGGATTAGCAAAAGGAATCACACAAACGGCAACAGCAGATACCGGGTATTTACAAATCGTTGGAGGGGTTGTTACTTTACCCACAGGCGATGTTGCAATGGCAGGGGAACTATTTACATTTTTATACAGATAAAATATGAGTAAAGGTTATAAAAAGGAATGGATAGAAAAAGTAAAGCAAAAGTTTAATGACATACAACCAAATAATAACAAAGATAACCGACCTGCTAACAAGCAATCCGATAATAAAATCGGTAAGGTTTGCAACTCCAACGGAGTGGATAGGATACGTTAGTATGCCGCAGTTTCCTGTTGCATTATTTTTTATAAATAATGGGCAGTTAAACGCAGGGCGTGATTTAGTTTACACGATCCAATTTTGGTATTTAGATAAGAGCGGTGTTGAGGGCGAATTTGAGCAGGAGGTTATTAACGACCAACATCAGATAGCGAATGATATTGTGATGGCACTCAGACAAGATAGAACGATTAGCGTTGATACTAATATTCGTTGGGATGCAATCTCAGAAAAGTTTGAGGATTATTTGAGTGGAGTAACTTTGACATTTAACATTTCAGCAACTGGACAATTTAATAACTGCGATTTCCCAATATGAGAAAACTAATAACGATAATTTTAATTTTGGTTTGTAGCAAATCTTTTGCACAGGTTTACCAATTGATGCCTCAGTATGGTTATCAGGCAAACAGGATGGTATTTGATTCTACTTTGCAAATCCCTACTACGTGCGGTGTACCTACGTTAAAGAGTGTGCAGTTTGTAACAAAGAGGGCAGCGATTGCATTTGATTCGTGCAACAATAGATTTTACCAATACAATCCTAAAACATTGGCGTGGTCGGAGGTAAGCGGAGGCGGTGGCAGTACAGATACTACATCGCTCAGTAATAGGATCAACTTAAAAATTGATTCATTAAAACGCAGGAGTGATTCTGTTTTTGCATATCGTAATGGTAATGAGGTTTTTCAGTTTAAAGATTCTGTAGGTAGTGCATCTGCAGTAGCCAACGACACGGCAAAAGTAGTTATTGCCAAAGTGCATAACGCCACTGGAACAACATTGCAGCGTGGTGAAGTAGTTTATTTATCAGGTGCTAATGGCGATGTAGCGAGCGTTAAAAGAGCGAATAATAAGCAAGACAGCACATCATCAAAAACATTCGGGATAGTGCGCAGGGATATTGCCGCAGGCGATACAGGATATATTACAACACAGGGGCAGATTGAAAAGTTAAATCTTGGAGCATTTACCGCAGGCGATATTGTTTATTTAGATTCTATTGATGGGCAATTTACAAAAGTTGTTCCTGTCGCACCTTATCACTCTGTATTTATTGGAATAGTTGAAAGGGCAAACAATGGTAATGGCTTAATGTATGTTAAGCCGCAGAATGGCTATGAATTAGATGAGCTACACAATGTGCAAATAAACGGCAAAGTAAATAATCAAATACTCGTTTATTCAGATACTCAAAAGGTATGGAAAAATCGCAGCGTTTATTCGGTTGTAGATACGACCTCACTCAGCAGTAGAATCAATACAAAACTAAACACATCAGATACATCAGTTTTTCAACGCAAACAAATCGCTGCAAATTCAATAATGGCTAACAATACTGCGAGTGTAGCAAATGCAACCGCTGCAACATTTAAGCAATTTGGAAATCAAACCTATTCGGATTCAATTACTATAACAGGTACCGTAAATCCAAGTGGAGCAATTAACCATTCTTTTAGATGGTCGCAGATTGGAAATTTAGTTACACTGCACATTACATTGACTTATGCAACAAACGGCTCGTTATCACAGGTTGCGATGGAATTGCCTGATGGTTTACCATTGCCTATTTTGCCAACAGGTTTAACCGCTAACAATGATATAATTTGTTATGGCACAGGTTTTATGGTATCAACAACAACAGGTGTAAGTGCCGTATTTTCTAAAGTGTTTTTAAGACAAAATACAGGTTTGACAAATGACTATGAAATTGTAATAAATCAAGCAACTAATTCAACATACAGAATCATTAATACAACAATTCAATACTTTGCACAATGATACACATAAGACAGAAACTGGACTTGACCAATAAGGTAGGAGAATTGATTGCTTATTCTGTTGTAAATACAAGAGACTGGAATCAACCACTGGAAGAACATCCATCAATTGTAGAAAATCCAGACTTGTTTGAGATAGTTGATGAAGAGATTCCACAACACGCACAAACTTTAATTTATAATAATTAATCCTATGACAACGGCAATGGTAACAAATGTTTTAATCGGAGTGGTAATAGCACTGATCGGTTTTGTGAGTAAAGAATTAGTAAAGCGATTAGATAGATTTGAAAAGATAGTGCAGGGAATCCTGATGAGTGATGTTGCAGTTAGTAAAGATTTAGAGCAATTAAAAGAGGATGTAAAGGATCACGAACAACGTATTTCTCAACTTGAAAAATAGACAATTATGAACAGCACGTTTCTAAACTTGAATGTTAACGATTTCATCAAAGGTTTGGCAGTAGCCGTATTAACCTCAGTTTTGACAATCGTTTACAACACATTGCAAACAGGCAGTTTGGCATTTGACTGGACAGCCATCGCGACCACAGCACTAACAGCAACAATCGCGTACCTTATGAAAAACCTTCTCACAAACACAGAGGGCAAAATGCTTAAAAAGGATGTGAAGTAAAAAAAGGGGGTGGTTTATTCCACTCCCATTTTAATTATGCGTTACCTATTTTTAATCATATTATTATCAGGATGCTATACCGCTCAGAAAGCGGATAGGCAAATGAATAAAGCGTATGTGTATCACAAAGGATTAACGGCACAAAAGTTTAGCGAGTGGTTTCCCTGTGAAACATTGCAGATTGATTCATCAGAAAAGATTGAATACATATACAAACGCGACACGTTATTAGAGTACATTATAAAGGAAACTGAGCCGATAAATATAATTCTTAGAGATACATTCATTAGATATTATAACGGCTGCGATTCGCTTAAAAAAGAGTTAGGGAGGGCAAAGCGATTGATAGACCATTTAACAAATGAGATACAATTAAAGCCGATAGTTTATTATAAAACAATCGTAGATTCTGCACGTAATGTATCATTACAGAATCAATTGAATCAGGCTAATAGTGAATTAAAGAAACGCAATAAAAATTATGTTATTTCGTTATGGTGGATTATTGGCTTAATAATTGCACTTTTATTATCAATCTTATTAAACTTTAAAAAATGAAAGCTTCACAGAAATGCGTTGATTTAATTAAAGAGTTTGAGGGGTTTTTTGATAAAGCATATATCTGCCCGGCAGGAGTTCCTACAATTGGATTTGGCAGCACAATGTGGAACGACGGCAGAAAAGTAAAGATAGGCGAAAAGATTACTAAGGAAGGTGCTGAGATTCTTTTGCACTGGGAGTTAAATAATAAAAGCATTGCCTTAATAGATTTAAATGTTAATCAGAATCAGGCAGATGCGTTATTATCGTTTATTTATAATTTAGGCATTGGAGCGTTTAACAAATCCACACTAAGAAAAAAAGTAAAATTAAATCCAAACGATCCTACAATTCGCGATGAGTTTATGAAATGGAATAAGGCACGGGTTGCAGGTAAGTTAGTTGAGTTGAAAGGATTAACACGCAGAAGGGTAGCAGAATCAAATCTATACTATGATAATAACTGAGCTGGGCAGAAACGTACATCAAATAAAAATTGATTGTATGAAACAAAAGGAGCATTGGTTTTTACTATCATCAGACCATCATTGGGATAATCCCGACTGCGATAGGGCAATGATTAAAAGACATTTAGACGAGGCGAAACAAAAAAATGCTCCTGTGTTATTTGTTGGTGATTTCTTTTGCGCTATGCAGGGAAAGTATGATAAGCGTAGCGATAAGAGTAAAGTAAGACCTGAACACCAAACTACAAAGTATTTAGATTCATTGGTTGAAACTGCTGCTGAGTGGCTTATGCCATATCGTGAGCAGATAGCAGTCATAGGACAGGGCAACCACGAAACGGCTATATTAAAGAATCACGAAACAAATCTGATAGAGAGATTAGTAGAGCGTTTAAACGTAGGGAATAAAAACCCTGTTTATATGGGTGGCTATGGTGGTTATCTTAAATTAATATTTCATAGAAATAATGGTACGAATCTGCCTTTAATCATAAAGTATTTTCACGGACACGGAGGCGGTGGACCTGTTACAAAGGGTGTTATACAATCTGCGAGGCAATCAATGTATTTACCGGATGCAGATATAGTTATTAGTGGACACGTTCACGAACAATACACAATAGCATTTATGCAGGAGAAACTGCATCAATCAGGCAGGATAAGTATTAAAGAACAATGGCACGTAAGAATGCCTACTTACAAAGATGAGTATAAAGATGGTTACGGAGGTTGGCATATTGAAACTGGTAAGATGCCTAAGCCATTAGGAGCGTGGTGGCTGCGTGTTGAGTATGTTAGAAAGCAAATCAATAACAAAGAAAAATACTACTTAGTTTATGATTTTATCAGAGCAAAATAACGAAAAAAATGTACAGGATTCTGTACAAGAAACGGAGGAAAATGAGTTAGATTTGCAGGTAGATTTTACTACATCGCACGATTACATTGCCTCAGCATTTCAGGCAATGAATGCAGTTGATGATATTGATACTGCGTTATTGAGTAAATCGGATGAGATGAGAATTAAAAGGATCAGGCGCAAATCTTTGCTAATTATTGAGAGTTGCATAAACGAATTATACTCTGAATTATTTGAATCAGAGGATGAAGATTAGGTGTTTTGGTTATTAAATAATACTCCTGATGTTTCTACATTGGGTGTTTTTGTGTGAATTTCCCCCCATTTTTATGGGGGTTTTTTATTTTATTTGATATTTTTTTTATTTACATAACTCAATGTTTACAATACTTTCAGCTATAGACTAAAAAATAAATTAAAAAAAAAGAAAAAAAAGTTTTTTAATTCAAAATAACGATGTAGATTGCATTACAATTAACAACGAAACGAACTAAAACTAAAAAAATGAACACAAAAATTAAAACTGCAACTAAAAAATTATATCAAGGTCATTACTTACATCTTGAAACAAAAAAGCATATATCAGCTTGTGTAGGTGATTTGTACACAACTTGGAACATTTGGAATGATGAACATCTTTGCGATGAATTTGCAATAGGATTTAATAGCAAATGGCAAGCGGTAGAATTTCTTAACAAATTATCTGAAAAAACAAATTAATAAAAAAGGGGCGCAGCATCCTAACAACTGCAAAACCAAAACAAAACACAATGCGACTAAGCACAACCAAACACTACAACGGATACGAGGCATTTTTAATTGTTAATTGGAGAAATGGTAACGACTACGATATTGAGAGCGTAGTTATTCAAGGCAAACAGGGTATTATTGATGTTACCGATATGTTTACCTCTGATGAAATTATAGAGGAAATATTCGGAGCGATAGACTGGCAAATGATTTATAACCAAAACCACACATAATGACACACATTTTAGCACTCACAAAACAGCAATCAGATTTACTACAAAAGGAAATGCCTGAGAATGTAGTACAATTACAAGACACAGGAAATTACATTTTAACCTCAATTACTTTAACCGATTCCGTTGATATGCTTAAACTATTTCAGGCAGGCATTATACACGGATTAAATCTTACAAAATGAAACATAACTACACAATAACTCAGCAAATTTTATTAATAATCACAATGTTAGCAATCTGTATTATCGGATGTTTAGCAGATAATTTTTTTAACTAAAAACCAAAACACAAAATGAAAAAATCAGAATCCATTGAGCAAATCGCCAAAGCGTTAATTACTTTTCACGTAAAGTGCGACACCATCAAAAAGGATGCTAAAAATCCTTTCTTTAAATCTACTTATGCATCTTTAACCAATATATTGGATGCAATTAATGAACCGCTGATAGAATGCGGTTTATCTATCTCACAATTCCCTACCGGTACAGATGGTTTAACTACGATCTTAATGCATCAATCAGGAGAGTACATAGCAGGAGAGTATTCAATGCGACCTGCAAAAGATGATCCACAAGGCAGAGGCTCAGCAATTACCTATCAACGCAGGTATGCAATCGCATCTGTTTTATCTTTAAACATAGATGAGGATGATGATGGCAACGCTGCCACGCACGGCAAATCAACACCTGACCAAGATAACAGAGAATGGCTCAATAAAGACACAGAAAATTTCTTAAAAGTTATCGCATATCTTAACGGAGGCGGTCAAATCTCAGAGGTTGAGAAAAAATATAAACTCAGTAAAGACATAAAACAAT